ATATACACAAACACATGAGTTTTACTATAGAAAATACCCTAAACAAAATAACATAAATTGTATAATACCCCTTGTTAAACATTATGAGTATTGTGAGATACTATTTTCTAACCTTGAATTCCCACCACAAACTAAATTTAGAGATAAAGCAGACTTAGTATTTAATTTAATAGAAAAAAACGGCTTAAAACTTAACCAAGAAATCTACAACGAATACTTTAACTTTGAAGCTCAAGATTGCATTTACACACAGTATAGTTTAGACACAACAACAATGAGACCCTCAAATAAGTTTGGGGGTATTAATTTTGCTGCTTTAAACAAAGAAAATGGGGAAAGAGAATCGTTTATCCCACACAATGACTTCTACTTGGATATGGACATTAGTGCATATCATCCTACTTTATTGGGTAAGTTGGTTGGTTTTGAATTCCCTGAAGGAGACATTCACCAAGCATTTGCTGAAATGTATGGGGTGGATTACAAAAAGGCAAAAGAATTAACATTTAAACAGTTATATGGTGGGGTGTTTAAGCAGTATGAACATCTAGAGTTTTTTAAAAAAGTTAAAGAATATACGGATAAGCTTTGGGATGAGTTTGAAACCAAAGGATATATAGAGTGTCCTATATCAAAACATAGGTTTGAGAAGGATAAGCTTGAAAATATGAACCCACAAAAACTTTTAAATTATTTACTCCAAAACTTGGAAACCTCAAATAATGTTCTTATATTGTGGGAAATACTAAAACTTTTAAGAGAAAAAAATACTAAACTAGTATTATATGTGTATGATTCTTTTTTACTAGACGTAGATAAAACCGAAAAAGACACAATTAAACAAATACTAGATGTATTTAAAAATCACAGATTAAACATTAAATATAAAAAAGGAAACACTTACAATTTTTAAAAATCAGTTATGAACCAAACCTTAGACCCAGTTGAACATATGTATTACCAGTATGACTTTGATCTCCCGGATAATATAAATTCAATGAATAATCGATTATTTTGTACTTTTACTCAATTAGAGGACATGGATACACTTATAGAAGAAGTATCCTCTAAGTACGATATTTTATATAATAAAATCTTTGCCCTAAAGGTTAAAAGTAATGAAGAATATGTTATCACATATAATGTTGATCAAGGTAATATATCTTCAATTCCTGAAAATACCATATTAGTCCATAGGAAAAAGGAAACAAATACACTCTACACTATAAATGCTCTAAACACCCTAATCAAAAGTTTAAATGGAGGTGTTGTTGATACAAAACTCCCTGTAAATTGGTCGCATTATAGAAATTGTATTCTCTTAACTCAACATAATGAGTTAAAACAACTAAACACTAAAATCTATAAGATTGTAAATCTTTAAGAATAGTTTGGTTAAGAAGAAAAAGGTTATTATATTTAGTTATATACTATAAAAAACAAGTTATATTATGGATTTAAGCCTAATTAAAAAGAAGATGGAGGCACTCCAACCTCAACAAAAGAAAAAGGAGTATGAAAAAATAGACTATAAAAAAGTTTATTGGAAACCTAAAAAAGAAGGTAAACATCAAATTCGAATTGTTCCTTCTAAGTTCAACAAAGAATGGCCTATTCAAGAAGTACAACTTCATTATGGTTTTTCTCAATTCCCTATTTATGCTTTAACTAACTGGGATGAAAAAGATCCAATTGTAGAGTTTATAAAAGAACTTCGTAAAACAAATGAATCTGTAAATTGGAAACTCGCTAAACAACTTGATCCTAAAATGCGTTACTTTGCACAGGTTGTAGTTCGTGGAGAAGAAGATATGGGAGTTCGTTTGTGGGAATTTGGAAAAAATATCTACCAACAACTACTAAGTGTTGCTGATGATGATGATTATGGTAACTTTACAGATGTATCTGAAGGATTTGATTTCACAGTTAATGTAGAACCAGGTGATATGAATGGTCGTTCTATCTTGAAAATTGTTTCTATTTCCCCAAAACGAAAAGAATCACCATTAAGTGATGACTCAACAACAGTTAATGAGTGGCTAGAAAATCAAAATAGTATTTTAGAGTTGCAAAAACCATTTAAAAAGGATTTTGATGCTTTAAAAGATATTCTACAAAATTTCTTAAATCCTGAAGAAGCTGAAGATGAGATTATTTCTGAATCACCTTCTGATTTTGATGATGATGTTAAGGATACACCAAAATCTAATTATTCTCTCTCAACTAAAAAGAATACAAAAGCTCCTGTAGATAAGTTTGATGAGTTATTTGATAGTGAGGAAGAGGATGATGGTTTACCATTTTAATAAATAAAAACAAGTTATGGCTAGAAAGAAAAAATCTTTATCGGCGGCAGTCTCCTCTGAATTGAAAAAAGGATTTGACATTAATGGATTCAAAGAAAAGAAAGGGCTTAACTCAAATGTTAAGTTTAAAGAACAAGAATGGATCCCACTATCAGATGCTTTTTCAGATGTATTATCTGTCCCAGGTATTCCACTAGGTCATATTGTATTGTTAAGAGGTCATTCAGATACAGGTAAAACTACCGCGTTACTAGAAGCAGCAGTTGCTGCTCAAAAACGCGGTATTATGCCTGTTTTTATCATCACAGAGATGAAATGGTCTTGGGAACATGCAAAAATGATGGGATTAGAGGTAGAAGAAGTTGTTGATGAAGAAACAGGAGAAATTTTAAATTACACAGGTAATTTCCTATATGTAGATAGAGAGACTATTCATACTATTGAAGATGTAGCAGCATTTATCTTGGACTTAATAGATGAACAAAAGAAAATGAATCTCCCAGTAGATTTAATATTCTTATGGGATTCAATTGGTTCTGTACCATGTGAAATGTCTGTTAAATCAAATAAAAACAACAATGAGTGGAACGCTGGTGCGATGTCAACCCAATTTGGAAATAACGTTAACCAACGTATTACTTTATCACGTAAAGAATCTTCACCATTCACTAATACTTTAGTTTGTATTAACAAAGTATGGACACAAAAGCCTGCAATTCCAATGGCTCAACCAAAGTTGATGAATAAAGGAGGGTTTGCAATGTGGTTTGATGCTACTTTTGTAATTACATTTGGTAATGTTGCTAACGCTGGTACATCTAAGATTAAAGCAATCAAAGATGGTAAGCAAGTTGAGTTTGCTAAACGTACAAATGTTCAAATTGATAAGAATCACATCAATGGTGTCCAAACTAAAGGTAGAATTGTTATGACACCTCATGGGTTTATTAACGATGATGAAAAAGCTCTTAAACAATACAAATCCGACCATGCAGCTGATTGGAAAAAGATATTGGGAGGAGAAGATTTTAACATTATAGAAGAAGATTCACCAGAGATGGATATTGAATCTTTTGCTGAAGAACCACAATAGAATATGAGTAATAAAGATTTATTAAAGCTTTTGAATAATGTTCAAAAGCAAGGGAATGATACTCCTAAAGAAAGACGAGTACTATTAATAGATGCCTTAAATTTGTTCTTTAGAAACTTTACAATAATTAATGCTGTAAATGAAAAAGGAGCACACATAGGTGGATTAGGAGGATTTCTTCGATCCTTAGGAGCTATGATTAGGCAAATTGAACCCACTGAGGTTTATATAGTGTGGGATGGAGTAGGATCTTCAAACAATAGAAAAAATATCATCCCCGAATATAAATCTGAAAGAAATGTCTCTAGAGTAACCAATTGGGAGGTTTTTGAATCCCATGAGGATGAAGATGATTCTAAAGTTGACCAACTTGTTAGAATTATCCAATACATCAAAACCCTCCCAGTTAGGTCTCTATCTATTGACAAAGTAGAAGCAGATGATATCATAGCATATTTAAGTAGTACTTTGCCGCAAGATCCAAATGATAGAATTTTTATCGTATCTAGCGATAAAGATTATCTTCAATTGGTTAATAAGCAAGTTATAGTTTATTCTCCAATAGTAAAAAAATATTTTACAGAAGATTTGGTAAAAGAAAAATTTGGGTTACACCCTCACAATTTTATCTTATATAAAGTTTTAATGGGTGATAATTCAGATAAAATACCAGGTATTAAAGGACTAGGCCCAAAGAAACTATATAAGATGTTTCCTGAATTAAGAGGAGATGAGATGAGTTTAGATGATTTGCTTGTAATAAGTGAAAATAAACTAAAAGATCATGTTATATATGCGAGAGTTTTAAGTGATCCTGGAGCTTTAGAAAAGAGATATAAGGTAATGGATCTTAAAAAACCAATGATAGATGAAGCTGATAAAAAATATATAGACCAGTACGTAGCAGATTATAAACCCGAATACCATCC